AATATTATATCGGATGGCCGCCACGTGTGCGAACGAGATTGAGAGTTCTATAGAAACCTCTAGTATAAATGAGACCCCAAACCCCAATTGATAGAGCAAGTTTGGAGAGACTCCAATTGGGGTACCCCTTCTTATTACAAAAATGCCATCGGTTAAGCGTTTTAAAGTCTCAGCCAAAAACTATTTCCTCACTTATCCACAGTGCTCTCTGTCAAAAGAAGAGGCACTTTCCCAATTACAAAACCTAGCAACTCCAGTTAACAAGAAGTTCATCAAAATTTGCAGAGAGCTTCATGAGAATGGGGAGCCTCATCTCCATGTGCTTGTACAATTCGAGGGAAAATACCAGTGCAAGAATAACAGATTCTTCGATCTGGTCTCCCCAACCAGGTCAGCACATTTCCATCCGAACATACAGGGAGCTAAATCTAGCTCCGACGTCAAGTCCTACATCGACAAGGACGGAGATACACTGGAATGGGGGGAATTCCAGATCGACGGTAGAAGTGCTAGAGGAGGCTGCCAATCGACTAACGACACGTATGCCAAGGCATTGAATGCCTCTTCTGTAGAAGAGGCGCTGCAAATAATCAAGGAAGAGCAGCCTCAACATTTCTTCCTTCAACATCACAATTTAGTTGCCAATGCTCATCGGATATTTCAGAAGGCTCCGGAACCGTGGGTACCTCCGTTTCAACTCTCCTCATTCACTAACGTTCCGGACGAGATGCAAGAATGGGCCGATGAGTATTTTGGTAGGGGTTCCGCTGCGCGGCCAGATAGACCATTAAGTCTCATAGTAGAAGGTGATTCAAGAACAGGGAAGACGATGTGGGCACGTGCGTTAGGCCCACATAACTATCTCAGTGGACACCTGGACTTCAATGGTCGAGTCTATTCAAACGCGGTGGAGTATAACGTCATTGATGACGTCGCACCGCAATATCTAAAGCTAAAGCACTGGAAAGAATTGCTGGGGGCCCAAAAAGATTGGCAGTCAAATTGCAAATACGGTAAGCCTGTTCAAATTAAAGGTGGAATCCCAGCAATCGTGCTTTGCAATCCTGGTGAGGGTTCCAGCTATAAAGAGTTCCTGGACAAAGAGGAAAATGCAGGACTAAGAAACTGGACTATCAAGAATGCGATCTTCATCACCCTCACAGCCGCCCTCTATCAAGATAGCACACAGACAGGCCAAGAAAAGGGCGATCAGGAGGCGCAGGATTGATCTCCAGTGCGGGTGCTCCATCTACTTCCACATAGACTGTACGGGACATGGATTCACGCACAGGGGAATTCATCACTGCACGTCAGGCGGAGAATGGCGTGTATATCTGGGAGATCGAAAATCCCCTGTATTTCAAGATGTACAGAGTAGAGGACCCGTTGTACACCAGAACGAGGGTGTATCACGTACAGATACGGTTCAATCACAACCTGAGGAGAGCGTTGCATCTCCACAAAGCCTACCTGAACTTCCAAGTCTGGACGACATCGATGACAGCTTCTGGGTCAACTTATTTAGCTAGATTTAGGCATTTAGTCAACATGTATTTAGATCAGTTAGGCGTCATTTCGTTAAACAATGTAATCAGAGCTGTTCGATTCGCGACAGACAGATCGTATGTAAATCATGTACTGGAAAATCATTCAATAAAATTCAAATTTTATTAATTCATAATCGAATCGTAAAAATAGATCCGAATCTTCAGAGTTGCATACACAGGGTTAGATGCATGAGTACATGCCATATACAATAACAGGGCGTTCTCCGTGTGATTCTCGTACTTGCCAGCCTCTTGGTGGTTGTACACCACATAATTGTTGACCTTCCAGAACCTCTTGACTATAGCCTGCTCGTTGCTGGCATACTGTCCACCAGTCACCTTGCCATAGAACTTGTGCATAACCTGGTAACGATCGCGGAGATCGTTCTTCACCGTGGCAGTGCTTGGCTCGTTGTCGAACATGTTAAACACCTGACCAAAATCCATAGGCGTGCCATACGGTCTACGGTCTCTGACCAACCAGAACATGACACTGTTCGTGTGGTTCTTGAGCTTGATGTTCTCGTCCATCCAGATCTTCCCTAAGATATACACAGACTTAACACAGAAACGCTTACCCACACGATGGGTGATGCCATTACCACGTGTCACATCCGAGATGCACATGACCTTCCCGACATGTGAGATGTCATGGCGCTGTTCATAGGACTGGACCTTACATGGGCCTTCACAGCCTCTGGGCACATCGGGGGTCCTCAGCGTCCGGTAGATCCTGGGCTTCCTGTACATTGGCCTGTTCACCCATTCAGAGGCCTTGTTTCCTCTTGGCCCACTACCTGCACGAGGAGAATAGTTAGCATTGCGGCTAACCTTTGAGGTTCCCGCCATCGAGCGCCATGGCAGATCGCGCTTAGGCATTTTGAGTTAAAGATTGTGGGCCAAAGTCATCTTTAATTTATAACGGACACCCAACAACTTAGGGCCCAAGTTGTTGCAAATATCTAGGCTCGTCAGACGCAACATGATTGGACAAACACAAAGCAGTACGCTTTAATTTAAATTAAAGATCGCGCGAGAGTGTACGGCACCAGGGGGGGCGCGCGGCCATCCGGT